CGAATCTCAAAGATATTCCGAAGCCGGTAATAAATACTCACAAGACTGAAATACCAGAATGGTTGGCTAGCGATAAGAGTGTGCAGATATTAAACGATAATGTTATAAAAGTAGTCCAAGCACTTATCGATTTAGAAGCTAATATTAAACCAAGTCAAAATGCTGATGAGTTCTTACCATTTCGTAGAGTAATCCGACAGGGTAATAGATTGGTCTTTGATGATAGCGATTGGGCTAATCGAGGTGGTGGCGGTGGCTCTGGCGGTGGAAGTACTGGTGGACTGACTGACGCTGAACTTCGTGCAACACCTGTTCCGGTATCTATGAGTAGTGATATTGAGATTGGTGCTGTTGAGCTAAAGAATGGTAGTGATGATACTAGGGCAACAATAACAGCAGCTAATGCTCTCAAAGTAGATGGTAGTGCGGTAACCCAGCCTGTATCTGGCACAGTAACCGCAAATCTTGGCACATTAAATGGTGCAGCAACATCAGCTAATCAACAGACAGACGCTTTGACTGATACCCAACTCCGAGCCACAGCAGTACCAGTATCAGGAACAGTAACAGCCACTCCTACAGGCACACAGAATGTAGATGTAACAGCTAATACAATTGGACTAGCCACAAGTGCTAACCAGCTCCCAGACGGACACAATGTAACAGTAGATAATGCGATAGGTGCAGCAGCAGTACCAATCCAAGATGGTGGCAACTCAATTACTGTAGATGGTACAGTTGCAGCTACTCAATCAGGTACTTGGACAGAAGCTAATAGTGCAGCCATCAAGACAGCAGTAGAAACCATAGACAACGCTATCGCTGGTAGTGAAATGCAAGTAGATGTCGTGGGGGCTTTGCCAGCTGGTACTAACGCTATCGGTAAACTAGCCGCTAACTCAGGTGTGGATATTGGAGATGTTGATGTTACTTCGATTGCGGCAGGAACAAATACTATCGGTGGAACGAATCCCACACCATCAGGTGCAGCTGCTCAAGCACCAACCAATGCAACTTCAACAGCTTATGCCACTAACCTTGTTGTTAAAGCAAGTGTAGGTACGCTATACGGTTTCTCAGTCTATAACTCTCGAACTACAGCTCAATTTATCCAACTTCATAATACAACTTCATTACCTGCTGACACGGCAGTACCAGTAGGGATTTACTATGTGCCAGGGTCGTCTAATTTGAGTGTAGACTTCGGTGTTTATGGTCGGAGAATGTCTACTGGTATAACAATTTGTAATAGTAGTACTGGCCCTACAAAGACCGTGGGTAGTTCAGATATATGGGTAGACGCTCAATATGTCTAACGTACTTGTAACACCACCAGTACAAGGAGCTTGGACAACATTTAACACCACACTCAGTCAGCCAGGTAGTGTAGCTTTTACTCAAACCCGCTCATCATACTGTGTAATTGGTAAAACTTGTATTTATTCGTATTACTTAAGTGTTACGGGTACAGGTACAACCAATAACAATATAACTATCGCCCTACCACTAACAGCGGCCTCGAGTAACGTATTTTCAGGCTTTGGTGGTTGGTATAATGCAGGGGCAACATTAACTCACGCTGGTGGTCATACTACCGCCAGTACAACTACAATATCTTTGATTAAAGAGGCGTCATTTCCTGGTTCATATTTTGGTAAAGACCCATTAGCGGCTCTCGGGAATGGTGATGTGATAGCTGGTACAGTAGTTTACGAGATAGCTTAGAATACTTGGGAAATACCCCAAAAAAGATTGGGACAAGGCTAGTACGCTAGATAAAGTGCAGGCAGATAAGCAACTGACTTCTTGACGAATCAAAGCAATATATTATAAGAATAATAGTATAAGAGGAAAACAATGAACGAAACACTATACACCAAAGCACTAATAGAAAAAGCAGACAATGGCGAGATCACTGCCATAGCTTCGACAGCAGTAGAAGATAGACAAGGCGAAATCGTAGAAGTCGAAGGCTGGGATTTAAAAGACTTCAAAGCTAATCCAGTAATTTTATGGGGTCACGACCATAGTCAATTACCTATTGGTAAAGCAACCAAAGTTTGGGTTGAGGGTACTGGTCGCAAGGCTAAACTAATGACCAAGATTGCATTCCAAGAAGTAACCGAGATGGGTAGAGCTGTAAAGCAATTAGTGGCTGATGGTGTACTTAAAACATTGTCAGTTGGCTTTATGCCGGTAGAGGGTGAAGGCAATCGGTTTACCAAGCAAAAACTGCTTGAAATTAGTGTTGTAAATGTTCCGGCTAATCCTGAAGCTATGATGTTGGGCTATAAAAGCCTAAAGAGTGCTGGGTTTGATGATGATGTTATTACCAAAGCTGGTATTCCTACTGTAATGATAGATGAAATTGAAAGCCTTAAAAAAGATATGCAACTTGTTAAGGCACAAGTTAATTCTGCGGTGAAGGGGCTAAAACACCTCAATCCGCATTCAGGTCGAAGCAATCGTGTTGTAACAGAGCGATTGAGTATGGCAAAGGCTACTGCGAGAGCAGCTGACCTTATATTGTCAAATAAATCTCAACCTCAAGCTACGATACGGTCTGCAAAAACAATAAAACAAGCTAGTGATAATATCATTAGCTCGTTAAAAGGCGAATTAAACTCAAATGGGAAGAATTAAAGAACTACAAGAAAAGACTGAACTTACTGATGTTGAGCAAAAAGAACTTGATGAACTTCTATCTGAAGCTGAAGATGTACAATCTGAAGTTAAAGAAGAAGTCCAAGATGTTGAAAAAGATATAGATGACGCAGCCAAAGCAATAGCTGATAAAGCTGTTGAACAAGCAGAAAGCAGACTATCAAAATCTATCGACGAACTTACTGCAAAACTAGGTAAAGGTCTTGAAATTGCTGACGACGCCAAAATTAGTGTTAAATCACCTAAATACATAATCGACAGTAAACTAGGTAAGAAAACTGTTGCAGAACTTGAAGATATCAAGGTTGAATTACCAATGCGTAAAAGTGCTGGTAAAAAAGTAACTGAAGTATCTCAAAAGACTGTAAACTTTGTTCAAGCTTGGCTAACTGGCGACCACCAAAAGTTACAAGTACTTGTTGAAGGTACTGGTGCTCGTGGTGGATTCCTAGTACCTGATGACTATGCAAATATGCTAGTTGAAGATATTAGAGATGTATCTATAATGCGTAGCATTGCAGATGTGATGACCACTACAAGTGATACACTTCACTTGCCAAACTTGGCTAGTCGACCACAAGCCAGCTTCCGTGCAGAAGGTGCTGTTAAAAGTACTTCAACTGTCGGATTTGGTGAAAATGTATTCACTCCTTACTCACTTGCAACCATCATTCCACTTTCAAACGAATTAGTAGCTGACGCTACTCTTGGCGTGAATGGGAATATCGTTAATAAAGTTAGCGAATTGGCTGCACAAGCTCTATCTGAAAGAGAAGAAAGAGCTTTCTGGCAAGGAAGTGGTACAGGCGAACCAACTGGTATGAGTACTTACGGAGTAGGTACTATGTCTGGTGGACTCACCGACACTACTAGAGCTGACGCTTTGATTTCAACTTACTTCAGATTGCCACAAGGGTATAGAAATAAAGCTGTATGGGTAATGAACTCACAAACTATGGAAAAAGTGCGTAAACTCAAAGACAATGATAATAACTACCTACTTGGTAGTGTTACTGGCTCACCTATGCCAACTATACTTGGACGACCAGTTTACGAATGTGACTGGGTAGCCGCTGGTACTGCTTACTTCGGAGATTTCAGTTACTATGTAATTGTTGACCGAGAAGGCATACAAGTAGATACTTCATCTGAAGCTACTGTTGCAAGTCAAAGTGCTTTCGAACGCAACTTGACCTTTGTTCGTGTTGAAAAGCGTGTAGACGCAGAATTGACACTTACAAACGGAATACGAAGCGTTACATCACTAGGTACTATCTAGTATCTAAACCTTTGGGCTACTATATCGGGGGGTTAGTAGCTCTTGGGTGGAGGTATTATGAGAGTCAAAATAACAAAAGATAGCGGAACATTACGAAAAGGTCAGATCGTAAACCTACCAAAAAAAGAAGCGTTAAGATTAGTATTAAGTGGTAAGGCAATCTTTAGTAAAGATTTTACCGAAGCAGATATGAGGACAAATGGCAACATTAAATAGTTGGGCGTTAACAAGTGTAGCAGATGTAAAAGAGAGTCTAGGAATTACTGGCAATAGTCAGAACAACCTTATAATACGCAAAATCAACCAAGCTACCGATATGATTGAGTCATACTGTGGTAAGAACAATGGACAGCACTTCAAAAGTACTACTTATACCAATGAAGAATATGATGGTACTGGTACTAATCAGTTAATACTACGCAATGCACCTGTTATATCTTTGAGTAATTTTAGTGAACGCAACACTACTGAAAATGATAATGACTGGACTACTATTGAAAGCAGAGATTACTTTGTAGATCTAACAGCCGGTGTAATAGATTGTAGATTTGGCATATTACCTTATTGGAACTTATACAAGGTTACTTATGTGGCTGGCTTTACTACGATACCAAGTGATTTAGCTGAAGCTTGTGTAATGCTATCTTGTGCTTTAGTTGAAAGTGCAAGTACTGGTGCAAGTGTAAAGAAAAAGACGCAAGGACCGAAAACAATCGAATATTATGATAGCGTACAGGGTGAGAGCTTAATTACCCAGCTTGGCATAGATGATATGCTACAACGCTATGTGAGAATATCAATCTTACCGGACAAGTAAGATGGCAACATTATTTTTTACTAACCACGACATACAGATATATCGGAATCGTAGGATTGGTAGCAATAATCGCTACACTATGAGTGCTACTGGTACAGTTGTACCGGCAGATATTACACCTGCTAGTTTAGAACGCACCGAGTTTGAGAATAGTGCGATTGGCAAAACATACATTGGCTATGTAGATGTAGATTTGAATATTAAAGAAAGTGATGAAGTTGTGGTAGTAGATAGTAGCGATTTGAATAACAAGCGTTATTCGGTAAAGAGTGTGTCGAGATGGGAAGGCTTTGGTATTGTAGATTGTAAAGAATTAACTCTAGTGAGCCAAGACTAATGCCACAAGTACAAATCAAAATTAAGAATGCAGATGAGATACGCCGAGCATTCAATCAAGCACCGAATCTTATGAATAGGGAACTCAAAGACGCTTTGAAAAGGTCAGCTATTACCGTACAGAGTGCTAGTATGCAAAACACACCTGTATTAACAGGGCGATTACGCTCAAGTCATATCTTTGCTGTATCTGGTAGTGGTATGGGTATGCAAGCGGTAGTATATCCAACAGCTGAATATGGTATATTTGTACACGAAGGTACTAGATTTATGAAAGCTAGACCATTCTTGAAAGATGGATTAGAAAGTAGTGTAGATGAAGTACAGGGCTACTTCCAAAAGGCTGTGCAAAATGTATT